TAAGAAGATCAGTAAATGATTTTGCAAAGCAAGGAAATAGAAGCATTAGCACGATTGAAGGGCAAGTTACTGCCTTAAGAGCATTAAGAAGAGAAGCAGATATCAACAGTAAGGAGTTCAAGGAATTAACAGCTGACATTGCTCGGTATGAAAAGCAGCTAAACAAAGCTCAGGGGCGAAGAGGTGGTGGCTCTCGCGGGGGGCGGGCTCTTGCTGCCACTCAGATAGGAGGAGCAATTGTCTCAGGCGGCATTTTTGGTGGTCCCGAAGGTGCAATTGGTGGCGCCATAGGATCAATTGGGGGCGTGCCTGGGGCGTTTGCAGGTGCTGCAATTGGCGCTCAAATTGGTGGGATTAGGAAGTCGCTTGGCGGAGTCGCGGAGACAGTGGCTGAAATTAATGCCATGAAAATTGCTCTAGCAGGCGTTAGCACCGGAGCTGAGGATTATAGAAAGAGTATTGACAGCGTAATGTCAATATCAAAAGAGTTCTTATTTCCAGTTGACAAAGCCATTGGTGAATTTACAAGATTAAAAGCGGCAGTTGTTGGCGCAGGCTTTGGGACCAAGGAGACGACTGATGCATTTAAAGGTTTTGCTGCTGCAATTCTAGCGACTGGAGGAAACTCTGAAAAATTAAGTGGCGCATTGCTTGCAGCGTCTCAAGTATTCTCCAAAGGCAAGGTTCAAGCCGAAGAGCTTAGAGGGCAAATTGGTGAAAGGCTCCCAGGTGCTTTTACTACGTTTGCACAGTCCATAGGGGTAGGCAGCAAAGAATTAGATGAGATGCTTCGCAAAGGGGAAGTTAGCACTGAGAACTTTGTAGAGTTTACAAGAACTCTTTTTGCTCGGTATGAAAAAACCGCTGAAACTCTTGGCAGCTCTCCTGAAAAAGCCGGTCAAAGACTGCAATTAGCCTTAAGTCTGGCAACTATTGAGTACGGCGGGTTCTTCCAAAAGGTTGGTGCTGGATTCCAGGATTACATTACGGGGCTGGTAACTTTTGCTACAAATAACAAAGAAACATTCAAGAAAGTTGCGGCCAATGTTGTTGTATTCGCGCAAGATGTCAAGACAGTAATCAAGGGGCTTGTAACCCAAATTAAACAGGCTTTTGGCGGAATGTTTGTGTTCCTTGGCCAAGCACTCAAAGTTTTTATAGAACAAATTGTAGCGCCATTTTTCAATGTAATCAAAGCCGGGATTGAAGGCATTGCTAAACAGGTTAACTTGGGTCAAGCAGAAAGAAAGCTGGGAGGAGCTTTTGGTAGGGCTGGTGAAATTAGAGCGGAAGAGCTTGAAGCTTATAGGAAAGAAAAAGGCATAGTCAAGCCTGGAAAGTTTGGAACTTCTATCGCGGATAACGACGAAATTGAAAGGAGAGCGCAAGGACGAATTCTTCAAGAAGCCGGAATGGCTCCGAAATCAAGAGATGACATGTTTGCCGATGCAATGAAGGGCCTCGACAAAGCTTTTGCTGTTTTTGATCCATCATCTGGCTTTGGCACAAGCCTTGGCACAAGTTCCGGGACAGGCACAACAGGTACAGGCACAGGCACAAGCACAGGCGGCACAGGCGGCACCAAGAGCACTCTAGAGAACAGGACTAAGCAAGCTCAACAGCTAGAACGCAGTATTCAGCGACGGCTTAATCTTGCGGAGGCGGAAAAAGGACTGGCGCGTTTCCTTGCGGAGCAGGCGAATAAACGAGGCGTGCTTGAAGATAAAATTACTAAAATTAAAGAAGGCGGGTCAACTAAAGAAATAGAGCGAGCAGCCGCGTCAGCGAGAAGTCTTCAAGCTGAAGAACAAGCCGCAAAGCTTAAAGAGCGTGTAGCAGAACTCTCCGAAAAGGCACTCAAGCCGCTGCAAGATGCTGTTCAAGCTGTCAAGGAGCAGGCAAAAGTCGATGAACGAATTGAGGAGCTAATCAGGGAAGGTATTAGCCCTCAGAGAGCAGAAGATATTGTCAATTTGGAAAAGATAAAGAAGAAGACCATAGAGCGATTAAACGTAGAAATTGAAGTACTCAAAGCAATCGTTGCCCAGGGGGGAGCTACACAAGCGCAAATAGATGCACTCGATGCGTTGATGAAAAAACGCAAAGAAGCTGAGGATGTTGATCCACCGGAAGCAACATCTGGCGGCAATTATGACGACGCAAAGAGCGAATTTGATCAGTTCAAGGATGCATTCGAGGATGGCTTAAATGACATGATGAATGTCGGCCCCAAGCTCGCAGGTGTTGCGGTTAATGCAATAGGAACCATGACTGATGGACTTATAGAACTGATTACTACGGGTAAGGCTGATTTCAAGGCAATGGCTGCCTCGATCTTGAAAGATATTGCCAAGATCATGCTTCAGGCTGCAATTGCTGGTGCGATTAAGAAGATGTTCTATGCCGATGGTGGCGTGATTCAAGGTGGTCGCCCTGTAAAGGCATACGCAACGGGTGGAGTTGTTTCTACACCAACGGTCTTTCCGATGGCTGGTGGTGCTGTTGGCCTGATGGGCGAGGCAGGTCCAGAAGCAATTATGCCTTTGAAGAGAGGACCAGGCGGTCGTCTTGGCGTTGAGGTTGCCAATCAAAACAGCCCAAGGGAAGCCATGTCGCGTTATTCGCGCGGTTCAGGCGGTAGTGGTGTTATTCCTTCTGGTGGTGGTTCGTCTGCATCAGGTGATGGTGGCGTTGCAGTTGCCGCACCAATCGACGTTCGCTACACCGTGGAGCGTATCAACAGCGTTGATTATGTCACTGCTGACCAGTTCCAGTCTGGGATGCAAAGTGCAGCGGCACAAGGCGCACAACGCGGTGAGCAAAACACGCTAAAACGATTACAAATGAGCGGTAGCACCCGCAAAAGGTTAGGTCTATGACAAGTTTTGCTTTTGGCCATGCGTTACGAATAAACCCTGACGGAACAGAGCGTTTTCGTTTTCAAAACTTTTTTATTGGCGAAGAGATTACTCATTTTGGCTCTAGCTACCAGTTTGCGCCTTTTGGCTTTTCTGGCGTCACAATTAACCGTACAGGCGACGGATTAGAAGCAGTTCTAGTTTTTCCTAATAATGATGTTTGTCGTGGTTGGGCTATTAAAGCAATCAATGCTTCTTGGACCATGCACGTTGATATTTTGATTATTCAAGATCCTGATCCTGAAACAGGTCTGGCAGTGCAAAATGAAATTATCAACACTTACACCGGCCAAGTGACAGGCGGGCAATGGGACAACACATCGCTGAATCTGGAGTTGAGTTCAGTGCTTGATGCTGTTGGAACGGATGTCCCAAGGCGTTCTTTGACTAAGCGCATTGTCGGTAATCTGCCAGTCTCAAACAATGTCCGGCTGCAATGATCTAATTGGGATGCCGTATCGGCTAGGCGCTGACGGCAGCGATGGTCATATTGACTGCATCCATCTTTGCTACAAGGCTTTAGGGCACATCGGCATTGACCCACCGCCGTTTAAGCAGTCTTGGTACGAAGCAAGCAAGTGGGAGGTATCGCGTGATTTGCTTGGCTGGGGTTTTCGAGTTGAGAAGCCGGAGTATGATGGCGATATTCTGCTGTTACCGCAGCAATCCTGGGCATTCGCAGTCACATGGCAGACGGGAATTTTGTACATGAATCGTCACCTAGGAAAGGTGCAATGGTCTTCGGCCCAACTGTTCAAGACGTACCATTGCTTCCGTACGAAAAACAATTAATCAAGACGATTGGAATTACAGAAAAAGAGTATCAACTTTTTGCAGCTGAGGTCAGGCAGCGCGGTCGATTAAGACCTACAGAGTATGAGCATATCCCTGATGTTCAAGCAGTAGAAACAGCAATCCTTGTGCAAATAGCCATCTCCCTTGTGCTGACTGGTGTTGCATACCTGCTGACGCCAAAGCCTAAGATGCCAGGCTCTCAAAAAAGCAGAGGCGGTAGCGTTGTAGATCTTGGAAATATAACTGGGGCTAATCGTTTCACGCCGTCTCGTGGTTTTGACACGTTGGCTGAACTCGCAGATTACACATCGCCAATTCCTTTGGTTTTTGGGCGTTATGACAAAGGCAATAGCAATCGCGGTCATTCTCCATCAGGAGGAATGCTTGTCACACCAAAGCTTGTCTGGTCCAGAATGTTTAGCCATGGGACGTTGCAACGCGCCAAACTATTGTTTGTTGTAGGAGAGCAAGGTTTAGAGAATGGCATTGATTCTGAAGAATATTTAGACGACTCAACCCCAAGCGGGATCAAGAAGCCAGCCCTTGAAGGTATCTTCCTAGGCAACAATGCGCTTGACCACGTATTTGATGACTTTTTTGCTTTTTACTGGAAACCAAATAGCGATTTTAGTCGAAAAATAAGAAATGGCGATAGAGTCTATGGTACTGCGGGCCGCTTAGATTCAGGAGACCCTGATGCGTCTGGCGATAATAATAAAGGGCAGGGCAAAACAGAAGAAGTTTTCCTGTGCTCTGTACCTAACGAAGAGGACGAAAACGTTTCAGCATTCTGCCATGCGTATTCGCCTGCAAACAGCACGCAGTTTGGAACGTATGCTCCTATTGCAAATGGAACTGGCTTTAGGCTAAATTACAAAATTGTGTCTATTTTTCCTGCCGAAGAAGGGATGGAAAACAGAAGCAAAGAGGTGAAAAGGTTAAGACAACAGACTTTAGCCCGAATTAAAATTGCTGGTGATCAAAATCTGTTCAAAGATGAACATAATGGTGATTATGGCAATAAAGGTGGTGTGGCGAAATCGACATACCAGGAAGTGCGCGAACAAAACCAGCGCAGCTTAGGAAGAAACTATAGCCCACGCATGGGAGTTGTTAGGTTAGTACCAAAAGGCACTCCGACCCCTTCGTCCGGCAACGACATAATAGCTCCATCAGCTGAGCTAAAGACAACCGAAAGTGTCAGCAAAGGCGACAGAATAAAATTTTTAATTAGTTCTAGTTCGATTGCTAAAGATTTTTATCACAACTCCACAGGCAAGGGTGAAAGCGTCGAGGACATAAATTCATCAGTGGAGTCGATGGAGCTAGCAGCAGACAGCGCAATGCAGCTAGGCGAAGTTTTTTCAATCGCTGGATCGATTTGGAAAGTCACTAACAGAGATGTTTCGCTTTTCACTGCAGAGGAAGACCAAGTAATTACTTTAGAATGCATTGATACTACTAAATCTTTAACAAGCAAGATCGGAATAGTCAGCAAACATTTAGTTGTTGATCCAGATCATGAATATATCGGAGACAGTCAGCCTGGAGGGGTGGATAAAAACAACAGCCCTGTCGGAGGCCAAAACATTGGAGAAGCGTTTTTCCCTTTGACACGTTTTGAAACCGCAATTGTTAAAAACAACAGGCCGGCGATCGTGACAGAAATAGGACTTAAAAGCATTGTTTACCAGAAATTAAACGGGCTGTGCTCTTTCAACGGCTTGCCAGACCCCGTCACTCTTGCAGAGTACGAAGATGATAATGCGCAGGTCAACTCTGGCGTAATTTCCTCTTCAATTCTTCGCGCTTCAGTGTTTCGTATTTTTATAAGAAAAGCGGGGCTCAATAAAAGGAACGAGCCTTACGTTTTGCACCCTCTACAGCACGCTCAAGGCAGTCTTAGCGGGCACGTTTACTTTGTAATTCGAGGTACAAGGCCTGTAGCACAATATAATTTCATACGGATTGTCAATACTGTCGCGGAAGAGCTTGAGTTTGAATTTGTCCCTGTTTCTGGTGCTGAACTGAGGGCTATAGATGACGGCACCATAATGCTAGAGCTATTATCGTCTGCTCCTTTGAAATCGTATCCAGCAAGTGTTTCAGAGCTAAAGGGCAGCGGGCAGAACGATGGTCTTATGGTTGAAGGTACTTTTAAGCAAGTATCGAAAAAACTTATAGAAGAAAATAAAGAGTTTTTTCGGGACGCTAGTGAAGTCTCTGAAGAAACAGTAACTACTTATCCCCTTGTCGTAGCAAGATCAAGGGCACTTCCTGATGCAAACTTTGGGACTGGTCCGTCAGAGATTGCGCGTGTGAGCAACATTTCAAGTCATAATGAACAAGGCGGAAAAATGGGTGCATTTGGTTATGATGTTTTAGGCACCGCTGATAACCGGCGTGTAGGCGCTACGCAAATAACAAGGACGCAAGAAATTGTTGCCGGGCATGACAAATATAGGTGGGTGTCTTTATTGTGGAAATTTCAAGTAGCAGCACTGCCGGAAGATCACTATGCTAGACAGAATGGAGCAAAAAATACATGGGTAGTAGAAAGCGTTAGCGTAATTGGAAGCACTCAAGGTTTTCAGGAAGAACAAGAATTTAATGTGTTGAGAGGTGCTGAATCGACTGAAGTAGGCTCTAGCCAGGTCGCGTATAACAGGAATGACAACCCATTTGCGAAGCTTAGTAATTCCGATTACATGACTTGGTCAGGCCGTAAATTTAAAATTACAAAAACCAAGCAGATAGAAGTAGTTGGAGGAAGAGCCCAAGGATATTTTCATGAATTATTTCAATCGGCGCAAAGACAAGGAATAAGCGGAGGAGAAGGCACTCTTAGTCCACTAGCCACTGTGCAAGCATCGATAAATGATGGTCAAAAAACAATAAGCCTTACCTTGCAAAGCAGAGTAAATAGACAAATTGAAGATACCACTAACTTTACAGGAATTAGGCATTACACTTGGGATTTCCCTACCATAACAGTTAACAAAACAGGAACTACCCAAAACTGGGAGGTAGGCGATAAATTTACTGACATCAAGGTTATTACCACTGGAAATCCATTCAAATCATCTTATCCCAGCACTGGATTTGAATATGAAATAAAATACTTAGATACAGAAAATATAATCCATGAACCGCTCAAAACCCCTGAATCAGCCTTTGCTCTCCAAACTCAGTATTCTGATATCAGTCATTACCGTGAGTATGTAGAAAAATCTAACGCCAGTGAACCGGAGCACCAAGTTGTCTATGTGAATGAAATTTTACCAAACAGCAAGGGTCCTAAGGAGGGAAGTCCAAGTCCTCGATTCAATAACTTGACGCTAGCAGGTTTGTCATTAAAAGCAGGTCGCAATTTTTCGCAGTTAGACCAACTTCGTTGTTGGATAAGCGATGGCATTCAGGTAGAACGCTTGCATCCTGAATTGGATAAAGCGTATGGAGACACCAATCCTATCGGCTCAAGTAATTTGTTTACTGATCTTGTTTATTATTTATTCACAGATCAAATAGCTGGAGCTGGAGCGTTATTAGGCATGACTCGCGAAAACCCTTTGTTAATAGACAAAGACGCCATGATANAAACATCANAGTTTCTGCGTAAAAACAAGCTATTTTTCAATGGCGCAATAGCTGAGCGTACAAACTTGCGTCAATTTGTGATGGATCTTGCTCCTAATTTTTTATGCAATTTCGTTATTTCTAACGGCAAATTTTCTTTAACGCCTGCTGTGCCAGCCGAAGGGGCAGTTACAATCGATCATTATTTTACTAGTGGCAATATATTAGAAGATACTTTTAAAATTGAATACCTACGGTCAGAAGAACGCCGGCCGTTCAAAGCAATCGTTCGGTACAGGGAAGAGCGCCAAAATAAGTTGCCCGAAGAAAAAACTCTTACGGTGCGTGGCAAGGGCGAAGTGTTTGATCCTCTGAATCTCAAAAATATTGAGCTGCCTCCTGATGAGCAATTTGATTTAACGCAGTTTTGCACCTCTAAACGCCATGCAGTATTGGCTGCAAAATACTTTCTGTCATTGCGCGGTTTAGTAACTCATACAATCAGCTTTTCGACAACAGTGCATGGGCTTAAAATAGGAGCAGGCTCATATATCAAAGTGACTACGGAATCGAGCCCGTATAACAGCGCATACAATGGGACGGTGTCAAGCGGTGGAGTAGTAACTAGTGTTGAGCCTTTGTCGGATGGTCAATATGAAATCATCTTCTACAAAGCAGGAGCAGGCTCAGCAGATATAGACTCAGGCGTGATGCAAGTGTCTAATGGTCATGTGCAAAATGAAAATTTCAGAGGTATTGTGTTCGCTTTAAAAACAGAGAGACGTTCTGAAAATGTGTATGTTGTAGAACAGTTGACGTTTTCTCAAGAGGGCACGGTTGATATTGTGGCTTCAGAGCATCCTTGCAACGAAGACGGCAGCAGCAAGCTTACCAGTTTGCTTGCAATAAACGTTGAAACAGAAGATGGAGAAGAGTTTGAAGACGTTTATACTGATGACAATTTTGTGGTATTTGACTGATGGCCACTCCTTTCCCTACTTTTGACGCAGCAGGTTATCTGGTGCGTCCTACTAGTCAAACCTTTGAGGCAGGAAGTTATCCGGTCAAAACTTTTAAGTCTCAAAACGGAGCAGAATCTCGCATCTTGTACGGCAGCAAACGCACCAACATGAAGTTGTCGTTGAGCTACGCAAATATTGCTGATGAACATGTTGAATTGTTTCTTGACCACTACGACGAGATGAAGGGAACATTTACTGTCTTCGGTGTCAACAAAGTTGTTCGAGCGGGCTGGAAAGGAAATCGAGACGCGCTTGGAGCGTCAGCCGCTGGCAATGCTTACCGGTACGAAAGCGCACCTCAAGTGGTACAGGTGCGCCCTGGCATCAGCACTGTTACAGTGAATC